TTATTAGTCTACCTCCACTAGATACATTTATAAGTTCTACTCTAGCACCAGAAGTACCAACATCAGTTGTAGTATTTACAAAGATACTTCCTCCAGCAGCAATTCGCATTGCTTCACTATCAGCGGAATTTCCACCACCTCCTGTATGAAATGCTAAGACACCTGTTCCAGAAGTAGCACCATAAGCTCTTAACTTAAAAATATTAGAAGCATATTCAAAAACTCCCTTATTAGTTTGGTGAGCAACTATTGCTCCACCTACTTTTACTGCTCCTGAAAAATCTGCTTCTCCTGCTTGAGACATATCAAGGGTAAGAGCAGTTATTACAGAATTATTATCAACACCTTGAAATTTTAAATCTTTGTCATTGACAGCACTTGATATTATGAAATCTGAAGATGAATTAGATAAATGTCCGATTTCTGTTCCAGCATCTTTAAAAGTAATATCGCCACCATCTGCATCAAGAATAATATCTCCTGCTACATCAAGTGTTAAATCGCCACCATCAGAAATAGTAGAGCCATTAATTGTTATATCTCCAACTGTTAGTCCTGAAGAATCTATAACTGCTCTTTCAGTACCACCAGTATCAAAACGTATTTTATCTTCGTCAGAACTTTCTTCAGTCTGTATTAGTGTATCGCCATCTGCATCAGAAAGCTGAGTAGCAGTTGTAATACTTGTATTAGTTGCAGTAATAGCTTCTACAGCTACACCACTTGGAGGTGCTGTAGAGAATGTAAGAGTTGTACCAGATATACTGTAGTTTGATTTGCTTTGATAAACACCATCAAAGAATACTGATACGTTGTTCTCATGTACTGGTGCAGTAGATAATGTTAGTGTTGTATCACTACCATCACCAGTCATTGTAGCTATTGAGTTATTAGAACCACCAACAGTTGTTGTGCTGTGATAGACTGTTATAACTCTACCATTAGCCGGAGCAGTTGCAAAAGTTAGTGTAGTTCCTGATACTGAGTAAACATTTTGAGCTTGAAATACACCATCAATAAATACCATTAAGTTATTTTCACTATCTGGTGCTGTGCTTAGTGTAAAGGTTGTATCACTACCATCACCTGCAAAGATGTTGGTATCCATGTTTGTACCTGAACCACCACCAGCTATAGCACCCCATTCATTTGTAAAACCTTCAAATTTACCGGTTTCTGAATTATATCTAAAGTAACCTGCAGCTCCAGTAGGTCTTTGAGCTGTAGTGCCTACTGGTACATGAATAGCATCTGTAAAGCTTCCTATATCTAAACTTACATCTGGAGAAGCATTACCAATACCTACTCTATTATTAGTAGCATCTACAACTAAAGTAGATGTATCTACTGTTAAGCCATCAGATACTAAAGTACCTGTAACAGTTGCACCGCTTGAAGTGGTAGCTAGTCTTTCTGTTCCATTATGATATAACTCAACCTCTGCACCATTAAATGCTCTAATTAAATTTGCATCTTCTGCAGCGTTTAAAAGTCTAAAGTCTGTAGCTAATATTCTTAAATCACCAGTTCCGGCATCAGCAATATAAGAATTAGTTCCATTGTGATAAATCTGTAAATCATCTCCACCACCAAACACTGCTTTAGCATTGTCATCAAAATTTACATGGTCAGAAAAATTAGCTCCTGCATTAAATACTGCACGACCTGCAGCAGACATATCAAATTTAAGAGCTGTAATCGTAGAGCCACCATCATTTCCGAGTATTGAAATATCCATATCAGAAGTGGCACTTTTTATTACATTACCAACAGTAGTGTCATGGTAAAGAGCAAAATCCTCACCATCTCCCATTTTAATTAATTGATTATCAAGTATGGATAGCTGACCAGTAAACTTAGTATCTCCACCTACAGTAAGTTTATGACTTGCAGAAGGTGAGCTAGTGCCAATGCCAATCGCACCATTTGCCTTGATACGCATTTTCTCTGTTGCTGAACCACTTTCTGACGTATAAAAAACTATGCTTTGGTCATCAGCTAAATGTTTAATATCCCAGTTACCACCACCAGCATATAGTAAATCACCAGAGGTTTGTCGTATATCTCCTTCTACTGTAAGTAATGAACTTGGTGATGCAGTTCCAATCCCAACTCTATTACTAGAACTATCTACTTTAAGAGTAGATGTATCTACTATTAAATTACCTGAAATAGTTAACGCTGATAATGTTCCTAAACTTGTAACATTAGTTTGTGCTGCAGTTTGTAGTGTACCTGTTAAGTTTCCTGAAAATCCAGTAGCAGTTAATAAACCGGTAGATGGATTATAAGTAAATCCTGTGTCTGTTTCTAAACCTTGACTTCCAGTAGCTCCGTCAACGAATACAGGAAATATAGTTTCATCTGTGCTATTGTTAGCAGATATAGTAACTTGAGTAGCTAGTGCTGCTGTACCAGTAGTATCTTGATTAAGTGTGCCAATTACAAAGTCTAGTGTATTATCACTGTCATCATAAGTAACTGTAACTCCTGTTTCTGTATTAGAAGTTACCATAGCTCCTACAGTGTCAGAAATAGTTTCTGCTAAAGTTGTACCATTAATTGTAATCGCATCTGCTTCTAGTGTACCGTCAATATCTACATCACCAGATACATCTAAAGTAGCAGCATCAAGTTCACCTGTAATAGTAATGTTTCTTGCACCAGTAAAGTCTTTGTTACTATCTACTACAATAGCTTTAGAAGCTTCTACAGTTCCTGCTGTAGCTACATCAACGTAGTTTAATTCAGTTGTAGTTGCAGTAACACCATCAAGTAAATTTAATTCTGTAGCAGTACTAGTAACACCATCCAGAATATTTAATTCAGCAGTTGTAGATGTTACACCATCAAGTAAATTTATTTCAGTTGCTGTAGCAGTAACTCCATCTAGAATATTTAATTCTGCCGTGCTTGATGTAACTCCGTCAAGAATATTTATTTCAGTTGCTGTAGCTGTAACACCATCTAGAATATTTAATTCAGCAGCAGTTGAAGTAACACCATCAAGAATATTAAGCTCTGCAGTTGTAGAAGTTACTCCATCTAATATATTAAGTTCGGCTGTAGTCGATGTGACACCATCTAAAATATTTAACTCAGCAGCAGTTGATGTAATTGCTGTACCATTAAAGTTAATACCATCTAGGTAAGCTATACCATTAACGTATAAATCTTTCCACTCTTGAGAAGAACTTCCTAAGTCGTATGTATTGTCTGTATTAGGAATAATATTTGAGTTGACATCTGCACCAAAAACTACATTATCGTCTGCTGCATCACCTAATGTTAATGTACCACCATTAAATGTAGTAGTACCTGTGACTGTTAAATTACCTCCAACATCGACATTACCTGTAGTAGTTACAGAAGTAAATGCACCTGTAGAAGCTGAGTTAGCTCCGATAGTTGCACCATCAACTGTACCACCATTAATGTCTGCAGTATCAGCTACTAAGGCATCTGTAGTTAAAGTGCCATCAAAAAATGCATCTTTAAATTCTAATGAGCTTGTTCCTAAATCTATATCGTTGTCTGTAACAGGAACAATAGCTCCATCTTGTATTCTAATTTGTTCTACTGCAGCAGAAGATACTTCGACATAAAATCCCCATCTATTGTTTGTACTATCAACAACTATCTTGTTTAAAAAATCTAAATCACCAATTTGTGGAATATTACCACCTTGCCCAGCAGTACCATCGTGTCTGTGTCCAGTATTAGCAGCACTTGTAGATGAATATGCAAATGCATTTACTAACTGATTGTATTCATCATTAAATAATGCTGCGGTGATAGTATCACCATCAATAAAAGAACTTTGTCTTGTATATGTTTGTGCCATTTATTATCTCCTACCTGAAGGTATAAAATCTACATAAAAACCATTTATAGTATATGGTGCTTTACTGTCTTCACTTAAAAAAGTAAAATTGTTACTTGTTCCGCTACCTTGTAAAGGAACTCTAATTAGTGGGTTATCGCCTCCACCAAATACGTTTGTATTAAAAACTGCATCTCCAAATTTTGAAGGTGGATTTATTATTCCAATATCAAATAAACTTCCCGGCTGTGGAACTTCTGTATTTCCATAATCAAATCGAACTTGAACATCCGGTTCAACAATACCTTCTGAACTTGCTGAAACTCTTATATAGTGTAAAGTTTTTAATGTACCTAAATCTCCATAATCATAATTAGGTGTTTCAAATCTTGCTAAAATATCAGTGCCATCAAAACTATTTCCTATGTCATGTTGATAAACAAAACCATTTGTATCGCCATGATAGTATTGTTCAATATTATTATTATCAAAACCTGAACCAATACCAGTAACTTCTAAACCTCTTGTTTCAGACCATTGAAAACCATCTGGTCTTAACGTGCCTATAATTCCTCGTTGTGCTGAATTAGATGCTCCAGTATTAGTGTAAAATAATCTGTACTGTGATTTTTCTCTAAGTACAACACTTGAAATAACAAAACTATCTACTGATTCAGCTAGAGAAGTTACAATTGGTTGAATAGCTTGACTAATAGTTCCTAACTCAACATCACCAATTCTTGCTGTACCTGCTACGGTTCTTAATCCATCTGGTGCTAAAAATATTAAGTCACCACCAATCTCTTGAATACTGTAGCCACTTAAACAACCTACGTTTTTAGTAACCGGTACAATTGCAATATTACTTGAATCATTTATATTTATTAATTTAAATATACTGTTTGTACAAAATATAAATAACTCATTACGGAAACTTTTAATACCTTCTATCTGGTCTTCTAAAACTATTGAACCTGAACCAGTGCTAGTAAAATCTGTTGGGTCTAAAGTACCACTAAAAAATATAGTATTTAAATTATCTTCTACTCCAGCAGCTATTAAATGCTTGTCATGAACAGTTACATGTTTTACCCCTTTTGTACCAGTAACTGTTATTTCCCCACCAAAAAATGTTCTAGTATTTATATTAGCACCTGTACCTTCCATTCTAAAAAAGTACGGTTTATTTACTCCATCGGCAATAATTAATGTACCATAATTAGAAGTAGCACTTTCAAATAAAGCAAAACTATTTTGTCCTTGGCTAGTTCTTGTTAAAACACTACGACCTGTAAAAGCTGTATGATTATCTCCACTACTAGCAACACTACTTCTATTTATTTCGGTCCAAGATGTACCAGTTTGACTAAAATAAATACTTGTACCTGCACAAGCAACAACTCCGTCTGCATAAGGAATAGTGCCTAAAATATTAGTTGTACCACCAGTTGGTTGTACTGCACTTGTTGTACCAAATTTTTGATACCCATTAATACGTCTATAGCCTCCCTCAATAGAAACTTCAAAGTTTCGTAAATCCTTGGCAACTCCCGGAGTTTTAAGTAAGTCTATTACATTTGAAGACTTAACTAACCCTCCGTTAACTGCTACGGTATAAGGTTGACTTCTAGCCATATTAAGCTATAAGTTTTTGGACAGATGTTGGTGTAACTTTTTCAGCTATTATAGCATCTAGACCATCTTTTTTAGATTGAACTTCATCAGCTCCTAAAGCTGCTTCAACCCAACCTTGTACATCACTTGCAGTTAAGTCTGCAAATTCTGTAAAGCTTGATAAGTCTGAAGTGTCTAACACTTGACTGCCGTAAACATCTGATGTGATATTAACTTCTACTCCATCAATAGTTTCTTTGTTGGTGTCGTCAGTCGCTTTCAGTCGCCAATGCACGTTCCACACTACATCAGACTTAGAATCCTTTGTAGGGTAAGTGTCAACGGTGCTTACATCCCATTCATATGATATTGCCATTTTATCCTCCTTTTAGAGTGTTAATTTCAGATTGTAAGGCTTCAATCTGTTCTTGTTGTTCTTTTATTGCTTCTATTAATAATGGTACTAATTTTACATATTGCACTGTTTTATAATCAGTTTCATGGTCAGCGTTGACTGCATCTGCTAAACATACTGCTTCTGGTAAAACTGCTTCTACTTCCTGTGCTGAAACTCCAACTTGTGTTTCATTTGAAAAACCTAAAGCTTGTGCTGCTTCATTTGGATTATATGTAAATCCATTTAATTGTTGCACTTTATTTAATGCATCTGTTAAATTAACTTTATTTTCTTTTAATCTATCATCGGAATAGTTTTCTGTAAGTGTTCCTGTAATACTTAGATTTCCAGAGCTATTTAAAATAAACTTTGTACTATTATTAATAAACATTCTAGTATCTGTATCGGTATCAGCTTTAAAAGCAAAATGCCCATCTGCATCTAAGAAACCAACAGCACTATTTTCTGCATAAACATAACCATCTACATTGCCACCACTATCTTTTAATGTAAGTTGAGCTGCACCTGTTCCACTTATAAATTGAAATTGAGCTCCATCTGCATCAATTTTGAGTCTTTCTGTGTTGTTGGTAGCAAAGAGAGTTGGAAGATTACTGACTGTTCCAAAGACCATTGCATTTTCGGTGTTGCCACTAAATAAGGTGCTGCTGTTATTGTTGTCCATACCTGCAATACCAACTTGAGTACCGCCATCAGTTTGAAATTTAATAAAACAATCTTCTTGACCACTATTGTTTGTATCAGCATCTAATCTTAATTCAATACCAGCCGTGTTTGCTACATGTAATTGTGTAGCAGGACTTGAAGTTCCTATGCCTACGTTTCCAGAAGAATCAAGACGCATTCTTTCAGAACCATTAGAACCAAAACTAAGTCTGTTCTCAGAATGACTGTATATCATCCACCCTGCATATTGTGCTGCACCAGATGTTCCATCAGAAAACCAAATATTACCGGAATGGTCTGTAGCAGATGCAATAGTCATTCCTGCTTCATCATCATCTTGATAAATTACAAAATTATCTGCATTTGCATGAGCATATGATATTCCTCCAGATGTACCGATACTAATTCTTTCAGAACTATCAATAGTTATAGCAGTAGCATTAGAGCTATCAGATATTCCCGGAGTGCTTGAGAGTTCTACTGGTATCTTTGTTGTCATATCTTTATCCCTCTAGAGTTTCTATTCTTGCTTTTAAATCTTCTATAATTGTTTGTTGTTCTTGGATTGCTTTGACT